CTCATGGAGAATCGTGCCTAGAGCATTAATCCTGTCTTACATGGTGGTATTTTATCAAACATGCAATTGGTTTATGAACTTAGCTGATCCTAACAATGCTCAAGCAGGTTTTGTATCTGTTGTAGTAGGAGCTGGAGCGGCTTGGTTTGGGTTATACGTTAATGGTGGAAGATCACGAGTTGAGGTTTCATCTAAAGTAGAGCAAAGGGAGAATATATGATGTGGGGAAGAGTATTAGATTTTTTTAACTCTCGTGGTGAAGGTACTGCGTGGGATTTAGATTATGGTAAATTAATTATCATAGGTCTATGTATATATATTGCAATCGCTGTAAGTGGTTGTCATTCAATAGGAAGTTAGTGGCTACTTTTCGGTGTGCGAGTAGCCATTTTAATTATAGGAGATGTTAATGATTATACCTTGTTCAGTATGTAGAAGTTATAAAGAGTGCGAAAAGCACAAAAGATGTTTAAAGGAGTAAAGTATGATACATTTATATCCTGTACCTTGTCCTCATTGTCCTACTAAACAGGAATGCAGAGATAATGGTAAGTGTGCAAAGGAGTAGTTAATGGCAGTAAATGCAGCAAAAAACTACACGCAACCTAAAAAGCGTAAAGCTATATTTAATAGAATTAAAGCAGGGAGTAAGGGTGGAAAACCTGGTCAATGGTCTGCCCGTAAAGCTCAAATGTTAGCCAAGCAATATAAAGCTTCTGGTGGTGGTTATAAATCGTAAAGGAGATACAGTATGCCGCAAGGAAAAGGAACTTATGGATCAAAGGTGGGAAGACCACCAAAAAAGAAAACAGGAATGATGTATGGTGGAATGGCATCTAAGAAAAAGACTGCTATGAACAAAGGTGGTATGCCTATGGGCAAAGATCCTAAAACAGGAAAGATGATGCCTAAGTTTGCAATGGATGGCAAAGGCAAAATGAATATGGGTGGCATGGCTAAAAAGAAAATGGGCATGTCTAAAGGTGGTAGTCCGAAAAAAAAAATGACAAGAAAGGGTGCGTAACAATCGCAATTGTATCAACTAATGGCACTCGCAAAAAGTCAAAAAAGTCTTAAAGATTGGGGCAAGCAAAAGTGGAGAACATCTTCAGGCAAACCTTCAAAGGGCAAGCGAAGATATCTCCCTGATGCTGCTTGGAAATCATTGAGTGCGTCAGAGAAGGCGGCTACTAATAAAGCTAAAGCTAAAGGCAATAGACAAGGTAAGCAATTTGTAAAGCAACCTAAAAAAATTGCGAAAAAGACGAGAGCATACAGATGAGCAAAAAAGGAACAATGAAAGGTCATACTATTAAAGGTGGTCATAAAAGACCAACTAAAAAAGGTGCAGGTATGACCAAGAAAGGTGTTGCTAAATATCGCAGAGATAATCCAGGATCTAAATTAAAAACTGCTGTTACAGGTAAAGTAAAAAAGGGCAGTAAAGCTGCAAAAAGAAGAAAGTCATATTGTGCAAGATCAGCAGGACAGATGAAGAAGTTTCCTAAAGCTGCTAAGAATCCAAATAGTAGATTAAGACAAGCTAGGAGAAGATGGAAGTGTTAGGTAGTATTACAACAATACTAGGTTCACTAGGTGGACTCGCTACAAGTTACATAGATGGGAAGACGGCTGTGCAAAAAGCTGAAGCACAGATTCGTATGAAAGAAGCAACAGGTGAGATTGATTGGGAGCTTGCTGCTATACGTGCTACGCAAAGCAGTTGGAAGGACGAATGGTTGACTATTCTGTTTTCTCTTCCGCTGATTCTATGTTTCTGCGGTGATTGGGGGCGACAGATCGTGACAGATGGGTTTATTGCATTGCAGAATATGCCGGATTGGTATCAAATAAGTTTGGGAGCGATTGTGGCCGCATCGTTTGGGATTCGATCTGTTAGTAAGTTTTTTGGAATGAAGAAGAGGTGATACACATTCGCTATGTGCAAAATTACATAGGCGATAGAAGGTATCCATTAGACAGTTTAAAACATAAGAGTGACCACGTTAGAAGAAGAGAGATGAGAAATGAGTTATACATTAAGTACAAGAAGTTTAGAGAGATTGAACGGCGTAAACGAATCATTAGTGAATATCGTAAAAAACGCAATAAAGACGACAAAAGTTGATTTTGGAGTTACCTGCGGTTTGCGGACTAAAAGTGAGCAGGCTGAGTTGGTCAAAAAGGGTGCGTCACAAACAATGAACTCTCGCCATTTGCCACAAGAGTCTACAGGCACAAGTCACGCAGTCGATTTAGTCGCTTATATTTCAGGAAGAGTATCGTGGGAGTTGAATCTGTACGATGATATTGCTGATGCTATAAAAGATGCAGCCATTAAAGAAGGTAAATCTATTCGATGGGGAGCAGCGTGGCATAAACCTTTAAACGAGTGGGATGGTACTGCTGAAGATTTAATGAATGAATATATAGATAAACGCCGGTCGCAGGGCAGACGCCCGTTCATAGATGCCCCGCATTTTGAGTTAGTCTGATGTGGATGTCTATAATGATACTGTGTGCTAGTATGAATGCATCATCATGTATGGTAATAACAGGTAATGAATTACATACAAGTAAAGAAAAGTGTTTTGAAGATTCTATTGCTAAAGCAAATAAAGCTGTTACATATCCACAGGTACATCAAGCAAGACCATTTTGTCAGGTAATACCGGGAACAGAACAGCCAGATAAGGTGGAGATATAATGCCAAGAGAGTTGACAGAAAAGCAAAGATTGTTCTTAGATGTTTTGTTTGACAAAGCACAAGGCAGTATTGTGCAAGCTAAAAAATTAGCAGGCTATTCAGATGGTACGTCATCTTCTGAAGTTGTTCGTAGTTTAAAAGATGAAATTAATGAAGCGACTAGAGAATACTTAGCCCGTGTAGCTCCTAAAGCTGCATTTTCAATGGCTAATGTTTTAGATGATCCTACAGAGCTAGGCATTAAAGAAAAAATAGTTGCAGCTAAAGATTTGTTAGATAGAACAGGACATGCTAAAACTGAAAAGATGGAAGTAAGTTCATCTACAGGTTTATTTATATTACCACCTAAAGATTCAGATGCAACGCAAACGTAACTATAAAAAAGAATATAAGCAATATCACGAAACACCTTTACAGAAAAAGAAAAGGGCATCTCGTAATAAAGCAAGAAGAGCTTTTGAAAAAGCAGGATTAGTATCTAAAGGTGATGGCAAACATGTTGATCATAAAGATATGAATCCATTAAATAATTCAAAGAAAAATTTGCGAGTTGTAGCTAAAAGAAGAAATGTTAGAATGCAACCAAAAACTAAGAGAAGATGAAAACAGAAAGCATAGGTTATTGGGATTTACCACAGCCTGACATAAAAGGTTACACAAATCAATGGTTGCCTATTCCTAAAATGGCAAGAACGATACCATTTGGCTATGTAGAAGATCCTGATGATTCAACTATTCTTAGACCTATTAAGAATGAATTAGATGCACTTGAAAAAGCTAAAAAATATCTAGGACAATATAGCTACAGAGAAATAGCTAATTGGTTGTCTAAGCAAACAGGACGATACATATCACACGTAGGATTGAGAAAACGAGTACAAGATGAACGAAGACGTAAGAAAACAGCTTCAGTTAAACGTCAGTATGCCAAAAGGTACGAAGAAATCATCAAAGCGGCAGAAAAAATTGAAACCGAAAGAGTCGGTGCAAGTAAAACCACAGATTGAAGAAATCAAAGTTCCTGAAACAAAGTCTGATCCATATGAGGGTAGACAGGTTATATTTGAACCTAATCCTGGTCCGCAGACAGAGTTTCTAGCATCTAGTGAAAGAGAAGTTTTATATGGCGGTTCTGCAGGAGGTGGGAAGTCATATGCAATGTTGGCTGATCCATTACGCTATATTATGCATCCTCAATTTTCAGGATTGTTAGTTAGACATACAACTGAAGAATTAAGAGAACTTGTTTGGAAATCACAAGAACTGTATCCTAAAGTTATACCTAATATAAAATGGTCAGAAAGAAAGATGCAATGGGTCGCTCCTTCAGGTGGCAGATTATGGTTTTCATATCTAGATAGAGAAGAAGACGTATTAAGGTATCAAGGTTTAGCATTTAGTTGGATTGGATTTGATGAGCTTACACAATGGTCTACACCTTTTGCATGGAACTATTTACGTTCACGTTTACGTACTGCTAGTCCTGATTTGCCTATCTTTATGAGAGCAACTACAAACCCCGGTGGTATAGGGCATCAATGGGTTAAGAAAATGTTTATTGATCCTTCTCCATATAATAGATCATTTTGGGCAACGGACATAGAAACAGGTGAAAAGCTTTCGTATCCTAAAGGGCATAGCAAAGAAGGTCAGCCATTATTTAAACGTAGATTTATACCAGCTAGATTATTTGACAATCCATATTTAGCTGAGTCAGGTGAATACGAAACGATGTTATTATCTTTACCTGACCATCAAAGAAAACAATTACTAGAAGGGGATTGGGATGTTAATGAAGGTGCCGCTTTTTCCGAGTTTAATAGAGATATTCATGTCGTTGATCCATTTCCTATTCCGAAAACTTGGAAGAGATTTAGGGCTTGTGACTATGGGTATGGAAGTTATAGTGGCATATTGTGGTTTGCTATAAGTCCTAGTGATCAGTTAGTAGTATACAGAGAATTATATGTAAAGAAAGTATTAGCTACAGATTTGGCTGATATGATTTTAGATTTAGAACAAGAAGATGGTACTATTCTTTATGGTGTGTTAGACTCTAGCTTGTGGCATAAACGTGGAGATCCTGGCCCGTCGTTAGCAGAACAAATGATTATGCGTGGTTGTAGATGGCGACCATCAGATAGAAGTAAGGGAAGTCGAGTATCAGGTAAGAACGAGATACATAGACGTTTACAAGTAGATGACTTTACAGAAGAGCCTAGACTAGTTTTCTTTAATACTTGTACGAATGTTATTGCACAATTACCAGCATTACCACTTGATAAAAAGAATCCTGAAGACGTAGACACAAATGCAGAAGATCACTTATACGATGCTTTGCGTTATGGTGTTATGACAAGACCTAGAAGTAACATTTTTGACTTTGATCCTTTAACACAAAATCAAGGTTTTCAAGTTGCAGATACTAAATTTGGATATTAAATATGGCAGATAAAGATAATGAAATGATGTTTGAAACTGATGATGTCGCTGTAATCGATACCACAGGTGATCAATCTATTGAAGCTACTGATATAAATCAAGTTATAGCTTTTATTGAATCGAGATTTAAAAGGGCAGAAGATGCTAGATTAAATGACGAACAGAGATGGTTAAAAGCTTATAAAAATTATAGAGGTGTGTATGGTAGTGATGTTCAGTTTACTGAAACAGAAAAGTCTCGTGTTTTTGTAAAAGTAACTAAAACTAAAACATTAGCTGCATATGGACAGATTATTGAGGTATTATTTGGTAACTCTAAATTTCCATTAAGTATTAATCCTACTATACTACCAGATGGTGTAGCTGAAGCTGTTCATTTAAATACAGATCCTAATGTTACATCTAGTATGGACACTATTAAAGAAACATTTGAAGAAAAAACTAACATACCTTATCTATTTGATTCTGAAGATACAAGACTACAACCAGGTGAAACTTTAGAAGATTTAGAAAAGAGATTAGGCCCGCTAGAAAAGAAACTAGAGCCTGTAGCTGAGAAAGTTGTAGAGGGTAGTGGTAATACTCCTACAAGTGTTACATTTCATCCAGCAATGGTAGCTGCTAAAAAGATGGAAAAGAAAATATTTGATCAACTTGAGGAGTCAGGTGCAAATAAACAACTAAGATCATTAGCTTTTGAGATGGCTTTATTTGGTACAGGCATTATGAAAGGCCCGCTTGCAAAAGATAAAGAGTATCCAAATTGGTCTGAAGAAGGTTCTTATGAGCCACTAGTAAAAACAGTACCTACAACTGAACATGTATCTATTTGGAACTTTTATCCTGATCCAGATGCGAATAGTATGGACGATGCTGAATACATAGTTGAACGACATAAACTTTCTAGAACACAACTTAGGTCATTGAAGTCTCGTCCATATTTTGATGAAGATGCAATTGAGAATGCAATTGAGATGGGCGATTCCTATGCAAGAAAGTATTGGGAAGAAAGCATGGAAGATAATAGTGCTAATTACAGTCCTGATAGAATTGAAGTATTAGAGTTTTGGGGATACGTAGATACAACTATATTAGAAGAGAATGGAATTACGATCCCTAAAGAATTAAAAGAGTTAGATCAAGTAAATGTAAATGCATGGATATGTAATAATCAAATATTAAGACTCGTGCTTAATCCATTCAAGCCTGTACGTATACCTTATTATGCTGTGCCATACGAACACAATCCTTATTCATTTTTTGGTATTGGCATTGCTGAGAATATGGATGATACGCAGACTTTAATGAATGGTTTTATGCGAATGGCAATTGATAATGCTGCATTGTCAGGTAATCTTATTATAGAAGTAGATGAAACCAACTTAACACCAGGACAGGATCTGTCTGTATATCCAGGTAA